TAGACCGGTTCGCTTAGCGGTCCTCTTATTCGTTCTTAGAAGGTGCCTCTAACCAAGACTGGCGATGTACTCACTTTCGCGAGAATTTTGCTGAAGCGAACACAATCCCCCTCAAAGCAGACGCAAGCCGTCTACGAGTACGCCCCGTAACCAATGTGCATCCAGATCGCGAACGCCGAGCGCCTGGCGCTGGAAGCCGCCGCGCGCGTCTTCGAGCCGCCGCCTGAGGTCGACTATGTCGAGTGGGCGAAGGACAACATCGTCTTTAGCGAGCGGGAGAGCCCGTTCCCGGGGCCGTTCAATGTCGAGCGGTTTCCGCACGTCGCTCCGATCCTCGGCGCTTTCGCCGGAAGATCCGTGCCGCGTGGTGACGCTCGCGGGCTCGGCGCAGATCCGCAAGACCGTCATCGCCAACATCTTCCTCGGCGGCTCGATGGCGATGGACCCCTGCGATTTCCTGGTTGTTCATCCGACCGACGACAATGCGAGCCGCTGGTCGAAGCTGAAGCTCTCGCCGATGTTGAAGGGCACGGCCTCGCTGCGCGGGTTGTTTCCGGAAAAATCGCGGGACGGCTCGAACAGCGTCCTGTTGAAGGAACATCGCGAGGGCCTCGGCGCCATCCTGATCTCCGGCGCCAATTCGCCGTCATCGCTGTCGCAGGTCACCATGCGCCGCCAGGTGCAGGATGATCTGTCGAAGTGGGAAATGAACGCCGCCGGCGATCCGGAATCGCAGGCGGACAGCCGGTCGCGGGCGCATGAGTTCGCGAAAATCCTCAAGGCGTCGACGCCGCTGGTGTTGCCGGGTTGCAGGATCACCAAGAGCTTCGAGGCCGGCAGCCAGGAATATCCTTACGTTCCATGCCCGCACTGCGACGAGATGCAGGTGCTGGAATGGCAGAACATGCACGCGGCGCTCGACCCGGCCAAGCCGGAAGAGGCACACTTCACGTGCACCGCCTGCGGCGTCGCGATCGAGGAACATCATCGTCCGCGGATGCTGGCGCGGCTGGAGTTTCGTGCGCACAATCCCGCGGCAAAGCGTGAGCATCGCTCATTCTGGATCTGGTCGGCCTATTCCTATCTGCAGTCATTCGAGCGCATCGCGCGGGAATGGCTGAGGGCCAAGGGCGACCCCGAGGCCGAAAAGACCTTCCTCAACGATACCGCCGGCGAGGCCTACAAGGCCGTGAGCGAAGCGCCGCCATGGGAGAAGCTCCGCGATCGTGCCGCGCAGTCCGACTATCCGCGTGGCACGCTTCCCGCCGGCGCGCTGCTCTTGTTCTTCGGCTTCGATTGCCAAGCCGACCGCGTCGAAGGCCAGCTTGTCGCGTTTGGCCGGGATCACCGCCGGTTCGTGATCGACTACACCGTGATACCCGGGCACATCTCCGAACCGGTATGCCAGGAACGGCTGACGGCATTGCTGCAGCAGACCTGGACCAACGCCGCCGGCCAGAAGATCGGCATCGATGGCGCCGCGATCGACGGCAACGCCTGGACGGAGGACGTCTGGGACTTCGCCAGGAAGCATCACTCCTCGCAGCTGATCATGGTGCGCGGCCTTGGCTCCGATACCGCGCCACTGCTTGCCCGCGTGAAGAAGGAACGCAATCAGCGCACCGGCAAACTGCTGAAATATGCCAAGCGGTTCTACAATTTCGGCACCTCGGTGCTGAAAATGGCGCTGTATCGCAACTTGGCAAAGGACGATCCGCTCGCCCAGGGCTTTGTCGCGTTTCCGAGGGGCCTCGACGACGAATATTTCCGGCAGTTGACCGCGGAGCGGCGCACGCCGGAGAAGCGGCACGGCTTCGTGGTCTATCGCTGGACCAAGGACGAGACGCAGGCCAATGAAGGCCTCGACACGATGCTGCAGGCCGAGGCGGCGGCGATCAAGTACGGCGTTCGCGGGCTTCCGGAAGCGATCTGGGCCCGCCTTGAAGCCGAACGCGAGACGCCGGCGCCCGAAAGTCAGCCCGAACTGTTCGATGCGCCGCTGCTGACGTCGCTCGGCATGCCGCAAACGCCCCAGCCGGCGCCCCGGCCATCTCAGGCCCCGGCGCCAGCTTCTAAATTCACGCGCCGATCGGCGCGCTCCGGCTACATGGATTGATACCGATGCCCGCTGACCTTCCAACGTTGCAGGGACGGCTCGATGCGCTGAAGTCGGCGCTCGCCAATGGCAGATCCGAGGTCAGCTATGCCGGCCGCTCGTCGAAATTTCGTTCGATCGCCGAGCTCCAGGCGGCGATCAAGGACGTGGAGACGGATATCGCCGCGCTGAACGGCACGACGATCCGCCGCACCTATCGCTTTTTCTCACACAAGGGCCTCTGAGACATGCTGGCACGCGCTGCACAAGCGCTTCGTGCCGCGGGCACGGCAGTCGCGCAGGCCTTCGGAAGCTTGAGCGATGGCATCGGCCTCGAGGCCGGCCGCATGGGCCGGCGGCTGGGCAGCTGGATTCCGTCACGCGTCCACGTCAACACGCTGATCAACCAGTCCGGGCCGAACACGCTTGCTCGCGCGCGCTATCTCGCGCGCAACAATGGCTATGCCTTCAGCGCCGTCGAATGTTTTTCCTCCAACCTGGTCGGCGCAGGCATCAAGCCGAGCTGGAAATCGCCGCTACCGGTGCCCGACATCGAGGAGGACGGCGCCGACGCGGCTGCGAAAGCGGCTTCGGATCAGAAAAAAACCGTCCACGAATTGTGGGACAGGTGGGTGACCGAGGCCGATGCCGAGGGCATCACCAATTTCTACGGCCTGCAGAAGCGGGTCGCGCGCGAGCTATTCATCGCAGGCGAGGTCTTCGTTCGCCTGCGCCCGCGTTACATCTCCGACGGCCTCTCCATTCCTCTGCAGCTCGAGCTTTTGCCGTCGGAGCAGTTGCCGCTCTGGCTCACCATGCCGCTTTCCAACGGCAACTGGATTCGGCAAGGCATCGAGTTCGACAGGATCGGCCAGCGCGTCGCCTATCACTTCTGGCGCGTCAATCCCGGCGATATCACGCAGGCGCCGAAGTTCGGCGAGCGGGTGCGGGTGCCGGCGAACCAGATCCTGCGAGTTCTTCGAGAACGACAAGAAACCCGCTTCAAGCACGGGCAACAAGTCCGCGTCGGGCGCGGACGATGACGCCGCCCCCGTGAAGCTCGAGCCGGGCTCGGCGCATGTCTTGCTCCCGGGCGAAGCGGTCACGACCGCGGTGCCGGCGGACAGCGGCCAATCTTACGAGCCGTTTCAGTACCGGACCCTGACCCGGGTCTGCGCCGCGCTCGGCCTGCCTTATGCCGGCGTCACCGGCGACATGGTGAAAGCCAATTACGGCAACCAGCGCGCAGCGATGATCGAGGCGCGCCGGCGGGCCGAGGCGCTGCAGAAGGACATCATCGTGGTTCAGCTCTGCCTGCCGGTGTTTCGCGCGTTCATGGACTACGCGCATATCGGCGGCGCGCTCGACTTCGATGGCTATGCGGACAATCCGCGCGATTATCTGCGGATGGATTGGATTCCGCCGCGTTGGATGTGGATCGACCCGCTGAAGGATCGTCAGGCCGAGATCCTGGCCGTCGACGCCGGCTTCAAGGCCCGGTCGCAGGTGATCGAAGAAGAGGGCAACGATGCGGCCGAGGTCGATCAACGCATCGCCGAGGATGCCGCGCGTGCCAATCGTCTCGGCATCCAGCTCTCGGGCACGCAAAGCCTGCGAACCATCATTGGCGAAGCGCCGCCGGATGCCGAGGGTGACAACGAGCAAGAGGAGACGCCTGGGGAGCCGCCAGGCCGGCCGTCGAAAACAGCGCAGCAGGCGCCCAGAAAGCGACAATGATGAACATTGCCTATCCGAACGTGGCCGATCGGCTGTTCGGGCGCGTCCACGCGATCGAGCCGAATGCGCTGCGCGCCATTATCGAGGGACCGGTCGGGCAGCGCGTGCTTGCCGGCGAGCGGATCGAAGTCCATGCGGGAAAGAAAGCCGCGAAGGCGGCGCGTCGTGGACGAGCTTTCGCAAGCGTCGAAGTGGAACAGGTTCGCTCCAACGACGGCATGTCGGAATATGCGCTGACGCGCGACGGCATCGCTATCCTCTCGATCGCCGGGGTGATTTCGAAGCGGTTCGACTGGCTCGCCGCGGCATGCGGCTTTGCGACCTATGAGGGCCTCGGAGCCTCGCTCCAGTCCGCACTATCCGACTATCGCGTCCGCGCCATCCTGCTGGATATCGACAGTCCGGGCGGCCAGGTCGACGGCATGCTTGATCTTGCCGATCAGATTTTGGCGGCACGCGCCAAGATGCCGGTCTGGTCCGTTGCGAACTCGGTGGCGGCCTCGGCTGCCTATGCGCTCGCGGGCTCGGCCGAAAAGCTCTATCTGCCGCGGCTCGCCCAGGTTGGCTCGATCGGCGCGGTGATGATCCACATCGACCAGTCGGCCCAGGATCAGACACGCGGCTTGAAGTATAGCGCGGTTTTTTCCGGAACGCGCAAGATGGACGGCTGGGATCACGCGGCGCTCTCGACCGAAGCGCGGGCGGCGTTTCAGGGCCGCGTCGACCATTGCCGCGATGCACTCTGCGAACTCATCGGGCGCCAGGGCCGCATGAGCGCCAAGGATGCGCTCGCAACCGAAGCCGCCGTGTATTCCGACACCGACGCTGTCGAAGCCCAGCTCGCCGACGGCATCCGCACCTTCGACGAGGTCCTGGCCAGTCTGACGGCGCAGGTCTCGCAGAACTCGCAAACCCAAATGGCGGCGGTCGCCGCGAACACAGGAGCGTCAGCCATGACGACACAGAAAGACCAGATGTTGAGCGGCGCTTCGCCGACCGCCATTGCTACGGCTCACAAGCCGGCGACCATCGAAGCTCCAGCAGCGCCCGAACCTGTCGCGTCCGCGCCTGTCGTCGCAGCCGCGGCCGCGAAGCCGAAGCCCGGCGAAAGCTGCGCGACCTGCGGCCAGGTCATGCCGAACGATGATGGTGACATGCCGGCCGATCCCAACGCGAGTGTGCCCGGCTACACCGTCGAGATGGCGATGGAGACGATGGACCTCTGCGCGATCGCCAAGGTGCCGGTGTCGGACGCCAAGGCGTTCGTCAAGGCCAAGACGCCGATCGCGACCGTGCGCAGCGAGCTTGCTCGCCGCGCCGCAGACGCGACGAATACTCTCGCAGTTGACGGCACGGCGAAGCCCGCCGGCGCGGCCGAGACGGCCGTTGCCGCAGCCTGGGACAGTGTCGTCCAGGAGATCAACAGCAAGATGCCCGCCAACCGCAGCGCCAGACTCGCGTCTGCTTAGCTCTAACAGCGGAGCAAAAGCACAGGACACTCGCTTGGGGGGAACCGCCCTCATGGGTGTTGTGAAAAGAGCATCTCACGCGCAGCGATTCAGGCATGGAAATGTTGCAGGTTTGCACATCGAGGACATACGCCGTCGGCTGCATCGGTGAGTTGGCGCGCAATCTCGTCCATCAATTCTTCATGGTCCCAGCTCGTGCCATCGCTCTTGATGACGTTTATGGCGCGGTAGTAGGCATGGGTCTCGGCGGCGGTGTCACCAACCCGGATAGTCACCTCTGGATGGAACCGGACAGAGCGTTGTGGCATGGGTCGTGAACAGCGCAAAACACACGAGCTTCTGTAGATTGTCGTTGTAGCTGGCATCTAGCACTGGCGGTCTCCTGCTTTGATATCATCTGAGCCGCCACGCGACATTTTTCGCCTGTCGCCTACTGGACCACTTTCACCTATCATTCTTAGACTCGTAGGGCATAGGGCCGAACGATGCCCTAAAACCGCTTCTAGGTTCGTTCGGCTTCAGCCTCTTGCTCCAGCTGAAAAATATGCGCTCGGAGCGCATCGAACCGCTCTTCGGCAACATCGCTGAACAGCGGATCCTTACGTCTGGTTACGGCCGAAGCGATCTCGGTCCAATCTTGAGGCTTGAGTGCCTGAAGGGCGGCAGGGAAAAAATCGCGATCTTCCATCATCACGTGACGGCGCTCGTGGTCGATGAAGTCGCGAACGATGGTATCCACATTTTGGCGAAGAACTTCACGATCCGCGAGCACGTTATCAATCACGTGAGCAACGGTGCGCAAGCGTTGGGCCCCTTTCTGGTGTTCGCGAGCGAGATCACCGATCTTCGCAG